GGGGTATCTACACACAGCCTCGAAAGAGACCTTCTGGGATAAGACGACGCCGTCAACATCAGTTGTTGCATATACAACTTTAACCGATGACTCGACCATTGTCTGCCCGTTTTCTGGTACACGCCTCTTTTCAATCACCAGCCTAGGCTGGATTGCGGTATGACCGCTGATCGTGGACGTGCGTGCATTTCCGTTAACGGAAAATGCAGTGAGGACAGTAGTCATTACTGCCATAATTTCACCTCTTCTTTAATCCGTATAATAGAGCTATCAGGTCCATGACCTTGAACTCGTTCAATCGGATTTTTGTTTGCGGTAACAAAGGAACTGCACACGGTGTCCTGTACTTAAGGACGTGTTCAACCATCCCGTAACCGTAGGAAGAGCCAGAATAACCAGCTTTCCATGAGGTCACTACACGCTCGTAGTAGCGCACTACTGTTAGCTTAAAGCCTACAGATGCAGAATACTTCGCTTGCGTTAGGACAAGGGAAACAGCTTGTAAAGAACGGCCAACGTTTATCAACCAATCAATTACGAAACTGTAGGGGATAAGTTCCCAGCCAGTGACGATAGGATTGAATGAAAACGGAGGCAGAACGATATCAGCTGTAACGGACCCCTTGTGATTGATGGTCACACTATCAGTAACTGTTTTCTGATAATATGCGCCACCATCCGAAGGGTATGTGATGCTAGGAGATTCATATTCGTGAAGTAGGGTTTTAGCCCCGCTATAACGCGTTTGATACCCCCCTAGTGATCTGATGGCCTTATCCAGGTCCTCAAGATCATAAAGGAAGGTTCTCCAACCATATCGGCCTTCGAGCCAATTGGCTTTTACATCACGTTGCAGACTGAAGCGATGAAATCCTGGTGGAACGCGTAAAGTAAGTAACTTATTTACGGCGCTCTTAAACATTCTTTTTACGCTTGCGAGTTCTGCAAGAAAAGTGAGAGTATCGTGCGACTCTGCCATAATTTTGGCAGCAGCTGCTTGGACTAGCTCCTTGTGGAGATCGTCCGGGAAGTATTTGGAGATTAACTCTCCAGCATCCATAAAAT